CGCTCACTGGCACCTTCTGATTAGCGTAAGCTGCGCGCAGACTCTTCAACTTGGCCTGCATCTGGTTAATCTTGGCTTCGTTGGCGTCCATGCTGGAAGCAATTCGGTTCAACGAAGCAGGTACCTGGTCAAACTCGCGCTGCATATTTTGTGCTAACGATTTAGCTTGAGTCTGGTACTTTTCCATGCGGGCCTGAGCAGTCGCAATCTGGGAATCAAACTGCAGGTTCTTCGCCGCGTCTCCGCTGGCACCTGAGCTAGAACGTTTGATGGACAAGGACTGCATTTTAAGCTGCGCGGCGCGCGCCTGTTCCATCTTGGCGTTGATGTCGCGCACCATAGCGTCGACCTCTTTGCTGACACCGGTGCGCATCTTGGTTGCGTTCTTGGTGCCAGCATTGGCCATACCCTCGGTGCCCTTGTCGGCAGTTTCCTGCATACGGCTGAACTGCTTGGTGATATTCTCGTTCATCTTGGATATCTGTTCAGTGAGCCGTGAAATGCCCTGACTGGCGTCCAATCCCTTGTTCAAGTTCTCACCGCTTTTGGTTCCGGCTGTTTTGGCTAGTCCGTTGAGTTTTCCAAAAGCTTCTTCTGCTTTGCTGACCATCTGCTCGAGTCCAGACAGGTCAATGTTGAAACGTGTTTGAATATCACCAATGTCGATACCTTCACTCATAACTAATCACCTCACTTTCTTAGTGGCGCTCACGCAGCGCCTTTTTACGTTCCAACGTTGCCTTTACGGCCATAGCCTGTTGAATCAGCATGGCTTGGTCATTCTGCCATTCTGGTTGCGGTTGGCTAGGCTCCCGTGTGTCCGTTGTTTCGACCTTATCGATGAACGGATAGGCCTTCTGCAGACTTGGCATGTGCTGTGGGTCGTTCAGAGCATAAGCCATCAATGCCGCCTGCGTATGATCCATCACTGCTTGCTCGCGCAACTCCTCTGCGTGCTGATGCCGGTTAGCCTTGATTTGAGCGACAATCTCCTGATAGGTCATGTCGTCGTAATCCTTAGCTGAAATGCCCGCATCTATTGCTGGCTGGCGGAGTGTCTCGAACAGATCGGTGAGTGACCCTAGTCGAGCGGGCTGTTCACTGGTACTTCCGGAGCGTCGAGAGAGACGACTTTCCCAGATTCCTTCTTCGCGGGCTCCTTCTTGTCGACCTTGCTTCCTAAAAAACCTGAAACGTCGAGCAGGTTCTGAACAACGGTCATGAGATCCATTGGCGTGTTGCCTTCATCGATGTACTTTTCGAATGCGTCAATGATGTCGTCATCACTAACCCCGTGTGTGGTATTAGCACCCTGCAGGACAATGAGTAACTTACCCGTTGGTGGCATCTTGAGACCGCCCTCTGGATTCAGAAACAGACCCACCATGCTTTCCTTCAATCGGCTTTCAATGTTAATGACGTTGCGCCCGGTCAACTGCAGGTTAAGTGTGAGGCCCCCGAACTTGACGACTGTTGGATTCTTTACTGGCATACGATTTACCTCTTTCGATTTTTATTGTGGTACAACAACGGGCCACCCTTTGACAGGTGACCCGCTAATGGAACTATTCAGCTGTGATTGATGCGCCATCGGACGTGGCGGTCGCCTTAACGCTCGATGGCTTTAGGATTCCGGGGTTGGGGTAGCAGTTTCAACCGGGTGGAAGTCTGGACCATCAGAAACGATGATGGTCAGAGTGAACTTCAATGCCCCATTGACTTCAGCGGAACTCAGCTTGATGGATGCCTGACCAGTGAAGGTTACGGTCATACCATCAGGATAAGTTACCGTCCAGTCGTAGATGGTGTCCCCAGCAATCTTGTTGGCCGCCGCGAAGTTGGCGCCCTTGTAGATTGCGGAGAACGCCAGACTGGATGCGTCCTGCAGGCCAGTGATGGACTTCTTCTTGTCATCAGCAAGAGTGGTCACGTCGACCTTTTCGGGATCAGCACCAATTTCTGGCACGGTGCTAATCCCAGTGATTTCAGTTGGCGTGCCGCTGCCACCGTGGGCAACGTAGGCAAGGGTGGTGCCCTTGGAGAGCAACCCCTGTGACGCGTCCGCAGCATCAGCAAAACGCTGTAGGTTTAGTGCCAAACGAGATGGCATTTGTACAATGTTCTTCATATGTTTCCTCCTTACTCGTGATAAACGCGCTGCAAGTCGTTGTCGATTACAGCGGAAAATGTGCAGACAGTGCGCCGCAACCCAGCCGTATTGCTCTGGTTTGTTGCACCAAAAAAGCCGATCACCGCAAACGCAGCTCTCAGCTTCTCGACGATGATGGTTAAGCTGCCACTGTCTGCGTACAGTTCAACGGTGATAGTCCAGCTGGTCTGACGCTCAACCTGATAGGCATCAACATATTCAGGTGTATGTGTGGTCCGATAGATAGCAGCAGGAAACTGGGTCCAATCGTCCGGATAATCAGGGGCACACAGCTTCAGCTCGGTCACGCTGTTTAGGATCCGCATGACCTCAGTATTCATGTTGTAAATCAAAGCTGCATCCCTCCCTGAACTTCATCGTGAATCCGTGTGGCCAAAAGTCGCTTGGCATCATGTTCGCCGGTGTCGCGCAGTGCGGGAACCAAGAACTGCCGTGCAGGTTGCCCTGAAGAGACGTAGAATTCGTGTCCTTTTATCTTCAGCTTACGCATGCCGTAAACCAATGACAGGTCAACGTCTACCATCTCAACTGGAATGAACCACGGCGTCTGGCGATACGTGGGCGTGAAGCCCGATGGTATGTCCTTCGGTGATTCCTGACCGTGAATCCCAGTACCGAGTTCACGGTATACTGCAACGGCGTTGTCGGACCAGACGCGTCCCACAATGTTCTTGCTACTGTCGACGACCACCTCGTACTTGATACTGCGCGGGAGCTCACCGTTGCCATGCTTGACTGTTGATTGCAGTCGCTCGATGGCTCGAGTGGCGGTTAGTTCAACCACATCATAGGCCGCATCCCACGTGGCATTGCGCACAAGCTCAGGCAGTCGTCGCAAATTGGCCATCACTTTGCTTGTATCAATCTCAAGCCCCATCAGTACCACGCTCCAATCGTTCAATCAGGATGTTCTGATGTGTCGACCAGGTCTCAATGCTGACGATGCGGTAGTCGGGGGCATGATCCGCAGCTACATTCACACAAACACCATCGCCTTCATTCTTGGCCTCGACAAATAGGTCGCCTTGATACTTCAACACCTTCATGTAGGTGACGCGCTCACCATACATTTGAGTTGAAAGTCGGCCACTTGCAGGCTGGACGTTTGCTTGGAACTCCACGGCGGTACCCCAACCTTTGATTGGGTTGCCTTCATCATCGAGTTCATTTGCTCGAGGTCGAAAGTTCAACACAGTCATGTCTTGCCTACGCAGTCTCATCGCATGGTCCTCGTTCGCGCAAGCCGATATGGTGCAATCACAGAGCGGATGGAAGATGGAATACCAGATTCAAACTGGCGTGTGACACCACCCTCGATTCGTTCCGTTTCGCCCTCATCGTCCTGCTGATTGTAGAGCACAATCGCGTACCGCTTAGCCGCTACCATGAGCACATGATTCAGTTCACGTTCAGTACGTCCCGTGTACGCCTCAACAGCCACCAGCGCGTCGCTGTACAAGTCGCCGAGGAAATCATCCTCTTTTGCTTCCGCACCCACACGGCGCTTAAATGCGTCAATCTGGTCAGCACGTGCTTTATTGAACTCGTCAGCCAACATGGACATTCACCTCCTACTTCATTGGCACGGTTGCCTGATAGATTTCGTCAGGAGCAGCAAGGCTAGGCAGTGCAAGTGCAGATGCCTTTTCGTACGTGCCCACTGGGTCCTTGGTTTCCGTGTAGATCATGTCGTACACGTTGCCCACGGTAGAACTCTGAACATCGGCAAGGTTTGCCAGTTCTTCTGGCGTAGGGCCGAAGATCTTTTCCCCGACCACGTCGTCACCAAACAGAGCAATCTTGTCTTCAGCCCAGTACGTCTTGGTAATGTACTTACCCTTGGCATCCTGAGTCCGGTACTTGTTGCCGTAAGGGCGCAGGATTGGCAGACCCTGCGCGGTCAGGAAATCGTCCAAGTCCTTCTGACCAATCACACGGCCGGAGTCCTTACCGTAAACAGCAGCAATAACCTTGGCGTTGGTAGTGAACTGACGGTACAGCTTCTTCCCGATAATCCCACGGGTCGGCGTGATGTCGAGTGCATCACTCCAGTTGTACAGGTCTGTTAGTGGATCCGAGTCAGCGTTCGACCAAGATGCATCAGCAGTACCCTGATGCGCCTTAGTAACACCGTAATCGATGACACCGGACTTGCCATCAGAACTGAGCGTCACCTTACCAGTGGCAAGCAGTTCCATAGCCATGCGCTCGGCTTGAGCGAGCACGCCCTGATTCAGCACGTCGAAGTCGTCGTACACCTGATTACGCAGGTATTCGCCTTCCTGTGGCGTCCGCGGGTTGAGCAATGCGTACAGATCAGTTTCCTTGATTTGCATCTTGCGCTTGATAAGTGCCAGGTCAGCAATCACCTTGTTTGCGTCCCGGCTACCGATTTCGGCTTCAGCATCGAAGCCAGTCACGTTAGCCAGAATTGGCGTGCGCGTGCCTCGAGTGAGCACATCAAGCTTGAGTGATTCTACTCGGCGCGCAGGGAACAGTTCATCCCCAAGCATTGCGGGATACGTTCGATTTGCGGAGTAGTCAATCAGCTCAGGCTGAGTAAAAAGTTCTGCAATAGTTGGCATATATCTTTCCTCCTAATTCATTAAGCTGCAGCTGCAATAGTGAACGTGCACTTAGCAGTGAAGCTACCATCTTCAGTTGTAACAGTTGCGTCAGCAGTACCTGCGGCTACAAAGGTAACCAAGCCGTTCGCGTCAACTTTCAGCAGTGTGTCATCACTGGAGCTGAACGTGAGCTTCTGGTTAGTTGCGTTTGCAGGGTCCACCGTGGCCTTCAGTTGCTGAGTCCCACCGACTGTTCCAGTGCCAGTAGTAGCATCAAGTGTTACCCCAGTTACGGCAACCACGGGGACAGGCACACTGAATGCTGGCACATCGACCTTGGCACTTTCATTCGTGCCATCTGTCCAGGCAACCTGATAATCGCCTGCAGCAACCGCGGTGCTTGCAGCAAGGCCGGTTACTGCCACGGTTTTAGCACCGAGTGTCCCAGTGGAAATCTTGGCGCCGTCCTTGCCGTAAAGGTTCAGGGACTGCTTACTACGATCTTCTGCCATTTGTCATCCTCCTCTCGTTAGTCTGCGTTGATGGTTGCGCCGTCGTCAGTCGCCGTAGCGGTCACGTTAGACGGCATTACGATTCCGGGTCGCTCGTACCTGCGTCCGTGGTCCCGGCGTCAGTGGCATCGTCACGCCAAAAGATACCAGACATCGCGATCTTGGCCTCAGCAGTTGGTGCGATTGGCAGGCGCTGCTGAAGTAGGTAGCCACCAACCACCACAGCGACGGGCTGCGCGTTATTTGTGACATCAACCTCGTTGAGAGTCACACCAGTAGCCGTAGCGTCATTAGCGGGGAAGATGGTCCCCGCTGGAATCACCTTACGACCATGACTATCTGTGATTACCGCGGCGTTAGTGTTGTCCACGTATTCCGTGAATGACTGGAAACGGGCACTGGCCAGAAAATTAATCTGATCAATGTGTTCTGATTCTACTTGTGGCATTACATTTCCTCCTTACTTTGTGGCCCACGCACTGTGCTCGGCGTGGGGCTGTTTGTTACGTGCGTCAGCAATACTTTGACCCGCTGACTTGGTTCCAACGGCACTACCAGCACCGGGCGCTCCTGCAGACTGAGCGAGCTTGGCATCAATGCCAGTCTTCACTGCGCCACGGAAGATGGTGGTCAGCTTGGTGTACGTGTCATCGATGGTCTTATCGTCTGCAGTGAGCACATCACCAAAGACTTCAATCAGGGCACCAGGCAACTGGTCTTGAGCAAGACGCGCATTCAGGTTGGCCTTGTTGGTCAGCGCAAGGGTCTTCTGCTGTTCAGCGGCAAGGTCGGACTGGGCCTTCTTCAGGTCGTAGTCCTTCTTCTCTTCAGGCGACATGTCTTCGTACGCCTTCTGCTGGTTCTTGTCGGCCTCCCATTGCTGCCGAGCTTCGGCGAGCTTGGCACTGAACGCAGCGTCGAATTCTGCCTGAGTCTTGAACGCAACTGCAGGAGCTGCGGGCGGATCCTGATGACCATCATCATTGCCCTGGCCATCAGTGCCAGCAGGCTTGCCACCGTCGTTGCTGCCAGCGTTGGCACCATCGCCATCACCTTCAGCAAAGCGCTGCAGGTTCAGGGTCAGACGAGACTTGCTGATAATCAGCGGGTTCTTAAAACTAAGATTCTTTTTCACAATAATTCTCCATTCCTGTCTGAGTATCGAGCACAATAAAAGCGCCCTGCCAATGCGGCACGACGCTAGTTCAGCATGCTCGATTTCTCGGGACATAATTTTGATGTTGGTATGTTTAACGACCTCCGCAGGTCACGCTGTGAGATAATTCACCTCAGAAAGAGGGTGAATAAAATGGAATTAAATCATGACCTAGTTCGGTCTCTGATGCTTGCAATTGAAAAGACCGACGACCCTACCGGTATGGGCCCACAGGGTGCTGCTAAATTTATGCAAGACACTAACACCTCA